GAACTATAAAATATAAAATTATTAAAATCAGAATAATCAATATTTAGCTTTACTCCAGATAAACTGCCAGAAAAATATGAGTCAATAATTTGTTGAGATGTAGATATTGTAGACCCCAATAAATCATTCCAATTTTTAAATCCTGTTTCAGTAGATGTATTATATGAATAATTTGCTTGCCAATTTGGATTACTTAATTTTGTAGAAAGAGATAACTCTGATTGTATCGTTTTTAATGAAACATTATCAACATATGTTGGTTTTTGTTCTTCAACAATCCAACATTTAAAATTTGTTTGATATTGTTCTGGTAATGGTTCATATAGTTTTACATAAACAAATTCTCCAATTACGACACTATTAACAAACAAAAAACACTGATTTCTGCTAAAATTTAATAGATATGATTTATAAAATTCAGTATCAGTCTGATTAACTGTTTGTATATAATTAGCAATTTGTTGTAAAAATTCTGAATTGTCCGGATCAATTGCACGTAAACGTACTTCTGTACGATCTGGAGATATTTCATCTATTACTAAATGTTGTCGTTCATAACTACCAATTAAATTTTTAAAGAAATTAATAGCTATTTTAAAATTGCCGTTTGATAATTTTAATCGTTCAAATTCAGAATATAAATCTATACCAATTGGATTAGAAATTGTAATTTCTTTATTTGTGTCACGATCTTTATAACTTGGAATTTTTTTAATTGTTGGTAATGCGTGATTGCCTGTTATCCAGTTATCTGTTAAATAAACATGCAATTCAATTTTTGTAGAATCATCTTCTTTTAAAATATCAGTGTTTGTATAATACTTTGTATCGCGATCATATGAAAGTAAATCAGTACGTATAGAATCAATTCTGCTAGCAGAAAATGATTTTTTATTAGTTTGTTGTGCGATATTTTTATATTGTTTTAACATTAATCATTAAAAAAATTAATTTCATTATTTGTTTTAGTAAATAAATTTGTTCCGCTAGAATCTTGTACTAAAATATCATTACTTACATTATAAATTCCAGCATTTTGCAAACTATTATTATTACTCCATCCATATAATCCAGGAGTGTTAGGTATATCTGCAATCTCTACTAACCAATATGCATTTTGATTTAGCGACCAAGCTCGTCGTCCAGAAACAGCATTGAATATATATGAATCACCAGGCCGAACATCATTCATATCTACATAATACTCCATGAATATTACAGGATAATCAGCATCACGCGATTTAACAGTGAATCCATATGGATTCGTTGTTGCCCCCAATTGTCCAGAAACACCTGATTCAGTATACAATGTAAAAGAATTAAATTCTCGATATATTTTTGGATTATTTCTAGTCATTGAAACACGATACGCACAACGTTGTTCGTCTACACTTCGGAATTGAATTTGAACTGTGAATTTTAATGTTTTACCTTTAGTATTTAATTCATCAATTGTAGATTTTGTTATAGTATATGCATTTGGTACTGGTTGTGTATCTCCAGTAAATGCCAATTGTTTTGGACCTGATGACTCGAAATCATAAAACCATGTATCAGTGTTACTAGTACTAATTCTAACATATCCATTTGGTTGATTTCTATCATCAAGTGGCACTGGTAATTTTAATTCCGTATTAATATTATTTGTTTCTAATCCAGAAAAATCTAAATCTAAATCTAAATCTAAATCTGGTTCTTCTTCAATAGCAATACGAGCAGGAAATTTAAAATGATTAAACTGCGTATCTAACACACGAAGCATAGATCGATTTGTAATTTTTATATCTATCGGTTCAATTATTAATAAATTAGAATCATCTTCAATATCAATATTTCCTGCTTCATCTCGTTTAACTACGTTATTATTATTAGAAACTGCAGTGATTCCGTTACGGTCATAATATGTGATTTGTTTTAAGGTAATACCATCGGTTAATAACTGATTTTGTACTGCTTGACCTAAATTAAATTGTATGCGTTTTTCTGCCATTATCTAACTACTTTAAAATAAATTTGGTCGTCGATATACTCTTCTGTAAATCCATCTACAATTTTAAGTTCTATGCGGTAATAACGTTCCGGCATAAAACTATTCATGTCTACATAAATGAAATTACTAGTGCTATCACAACTAACTTTATTATAAATATTATCAAACGGAATTATGTACTCATCTGTAGCAGCATCCCGTATTGCATAATAAGTAGTAGAAGGCAAATATTTTACTGTTTGTAAAGGATAAAGATTTTCTGGTGACTTTCTTGGAAATTTATCTCGTGCATAAATTCTTATTTTTGTTACCTCAGTATCTTTATACGTTGGTTTTGTTTTGCTATACGTTAAATAGGATTCTAGATCTACCGCACTTAAAGATCCTGTTGCAAAAGTGCTGTTATCCCAATACATAGTTAGTTTAGGCACATATATGGTATGGGTTTCACGACTAAAATATCTAATATATCCTGTTTTTGTTTCATCTGATTCATCTGCATCTGAAAAACGTAACAAGAACCCGTTATTGTCTACACTAACACCGCCACTACCAGAAATCCAAAGTTGTATAGCATTACTAACATCCATATTGATATCAGTATTCCTCCCAGTTGAAAAATCTTCAATTGAATCAAATGAAGACGTACTATAAACAACACTACCAGTTTCCCAAAGCCAACTACCTCCTTCTCCCGATCCTGAAACTACTATATCTGTGCCTATAATATTAATTGCTTGTGAACTAGAAATCCACAATGAACCGCTCTGTGAATCTAAAGACCAAGATGCATATGGCTCTGCCCATGTTATACCATCTGTTATTGCAACCCCTTCATTTTCAAAACCAGTACCATTTATCCATGGCTGTGCTACTACATTTGCATTTATTGTGTAATCAGCCGGCAAATTTTTTGCATGAGTAGTAAATAATTGCAATACGAATTTACAGTCTGTTAATGCAACAGAATATTTTGTAAGAGTATCTGTTATTTCAGACATATTAAATTTTACTATAAATCTTGATTTTTCTAAAGTAGAACCATCAGTTCCTAATCGCTTACCAATTTCTAGTATTTCATCTAAACCGGTATTATAATCCGGAGCTCCTTCATAAATCGTTGCATCATTTTCTGCGTAAAATATTTTAAACATATTTTTATTCTAAGAATGGTACTTTTACTATAAATATAGTTACGCTAATAACTTACGACTCGTCCGCGGATATCTTGATTTGGAAATTTAACTTCAAATATGCTAGGATCTAGTGACGGATAAATTACTCCATTGCGTGTAGCAGTTTGTAAGTCATAAACATTTCCGGAATACCCCTGTGAAGTTTGATATCTATTTTCTAGTTTAACTCCAATTACGGTTTGTACTCCTTTAACATTTCCTATTAAGTTTGTTACATCTGATTTTATAATTGGTTGATTTATTTGCCAACGATCCGAATCAAAATGAAGTCGCAATGCATCAACACATTTTAATAAAACTTCATTGCTATTATAATTAGATAATACTGAAATTTCAAAAGAAACTGCAATATTAATAATAAACGCATCTTTAATATTAATAGCATCAGTTAACATTCGATAATAGTCTAGATATGTTTTTAAATTTTCTTTAACAGCCTGATTCAATGCAGTTAATTGTTTATTTTCGTTGTATCCTAATACATACATATTCATTGCTAATGGGTTAGCAACACGATTTTGTTCTAGCTCTTGTTGCGTAATCTGATCATCAGGCACAATATATGCTTTAGCAACACTACCAAAATTAGCTGGCATAGAATATGCTCGTATAATATAATCTTCTCTTGTAACTAAACGATTTTGTGTTGCAAAATTTGCTAGTGCATTATTTTTTATATCTTGTGTAGTATCAGCTGTTTTACCCCCAGATGCAGGAGTAGTATTTAAAACAGCAACACTATTTTTTATAAAATTTACTAATCCTATATTATTTGCAGAATTAACATCATCATTAAACTCTATAAAATTAACATTGGTTAGTGTATTTGCTGCTACGTTATCTTGTATCCCATTTCCTATAGAATATGTTACTGTTAATACGGTATTTGCTGGTGCTTGTCCGTACGTTCCAGTATTTACAAAATTTGAAGGATCTACTGATACATCTACATTCTTTCTCAATGCCAATAATCCATTTCCTACATTTTTAGGATTTGGCACAATTTGTTCGTCATTATTATCTGAAATACCCGCTCCGAATTGCAATTCCATTTTACCATCACTTCGTAATCTTGTAATAAAACGTTTTGTAGATTTTTTTAATTTTAATAAACTTGGAGATGATGATCTGTATACTGATAACTCAGGATCATTTTCTGCTAAATTTGGAACTTGTTCAAAAACAGTATCTTGTGCTAAATAAGGAACTTCTGTCCAAACATCGCCATCTGATTCCTTAACCTGTACAACTTGTATAACATTTGTTTCTGATAAAACTACTTTATCATAAGCAACAGGATCAGAAAATGTAAATGTTTTTGTTCGTATTTCTCCTGAAACTGCTCTTACTTGTTTTTTTAATAAGTAATATGTAGGCTGTTTTGTTGCATCGTCTGTTTCGTAAATAGTAACGTCAGTTGAATCAATTGAAGATGAATAATTAAAATCAACCGAATCTAGTGTTCTAAATATAGCATTACCATTTTCTTGTTTTACTTGCATTCCGGGTTTAATAGATAATGCATAATTATAATCTGGACGTACACTATCTCCTGATCCTATAGACGGTAATAGTTGATATATATCTAATGTTACATAAGCCGGGACAACATTTTTTGCTTTATATCCTAAAGCCTTTGCAATATCAAATATATTTTCTCGTTCTGATGCTTGTTCTAATAATGATTCTTTAAGATTGTTATCTGCATAATATGATAATACATCTCCAACATAAGATGCCATTTCTATTAACATCATTCCTGGTGAAGATTCGTTAAAATCCGTATATGTCTCTGGAAAATACTGTTTAGCAAAAGATATTAAGTTAGTTCTAAATTGACTAAAATCTTTACCTAAATATGTTACATCTTTTTTTATTTCCATTTATAAATCCCTTATCATGTTATGAACCTTGTGAAATAGTAAGTTGTCCGTTATTAGATATGTCTATAATAATTGTATTAGTTTCAATCTCTGAGATTGAAAATTCAATACTTATTCGAATTTGCGAGCCTAAGTTAGGATCATCTTCTGCAGTTGTAATATTAATTTGTTGTATATCAATATATGGTAACCAGTAACTAACTGGTGGTCGAATTAAATCATCAATAATTTGTTTTAAACTGTTAGTGTTAGGATCAAACAAAGCATATAATAAATCAGTACCAAAAGTAGGTTGAAGTAAACGTTCGCCTTTTTTTGTTAAAAGTAAATTTTTTAGATTTTCTGTAGCTTGTTCTTTTGAAAAAAATATCGGTTGTAATAAATCCAAAGAAATACCTAATCCTATTTCAGGATTAAATTGTTCATCTGTTATGTCAATTACACGATATGCCATTATTTACTTTTTTTCTTGTCTATTGCTTTCATTAATGCAGAATAGTCACGAGTCATTGCTTTTGCTATGATAGGATCAACTTTCATGTTTTTACCGGTATCAGGATCTTCCATAATCATAGGAGCCGCAGCTTGACGTTGCATTCCAAATCCTTGTGCGTTACGAGATGTAAACTTCATAGTTTCCATTTCTTCATTCATTAATTCTGCATATGAAGGCATCGTAAATTGTTCACGCATCGAAGTAGTTTCATTTAAAACGTCAGAAAAATTGTTTTTATAAAACTTAACACCTGTTGTTTTTTTTGGTGTTTCCATTGGTTTTTTTGTGTTAACTGGTTGTTTCATTTCTGTAACTGTCGACTGTAACCCTTCTCGTAGAATTTCTGTTAATTCTTCTTTAATAACTTCTCGCACTGCTGATTTAAGTGCATTTACTAGTGTTTTTGAATCCATAAGTATTTGTTTTTATTATAAATATATGTATTATTAATTTAAGGGTGTTCCCCAATTTGTATCTGTTGGTTTAGGACCATATATTGTATTAGTCGTTGTGTCAATATAATAATCTCCCTGTGTTCCAAGTTCTGAATTAGGTTGTCCTGTTTCTCGATATACATTGCTAGGAAGTTCAATTAAATTATCAATTAAACTTCGCTGTTGTTGAATAAGTGTTTCAATTTGTTGTTGTCGTTGTTGTTGATCTTCTGCAGAAACATTTCTTGGTTTATAAAAATCTGTTCCCGTAGCATCTTCATATTCTTGTATTGCTTGTGCAACATTTTCAATTTGTTGTTCTGTGCTTTTAGTTTTTAAATTAAACTGATCATTGCTGCATATATTTTGTAATTTTTCTAAAGCTGCATTTAATTGTTCTGGAACTTTGGTTACGCGTTTAATAACAACTTGAATTATTATTTTTATAATAGCTAGTATTCCCAATATTGTTGCAACAACATATGATGCAACTTCCAATGTTTTATCAAAAACAGGTTGCGGTGTTCCAAGCGGAAGCGGCACGGGGCTAACTGACAACACCCCAATTAATATAGCAGATATAGTTGCAATAACTATTAAAGTATTAACTATGTTAGATAATGTGTTAAATAAAGATTTAATCGAATCAATAATATTGTTAATTGAGCTTAATAAATTTTTAATTTCTTGTATCCTAGGATCAGAACATTTAATATTCCCTGATAGTGCACCAACTTTTTCTTTGATTTTATCTGCAATTTTTTTTAAGAAATCTATTAATTTAGCTAATGCTACATTTAATTTGTCTGTAGCTATAGCTGGTAATTTTGTTAATTGATCATATGGTGGTGCAACAGCCATGATTATTCCGTGTATTTAATTTTATATTTTGTACTGTTTAAAGTTTCTAATTTCTTTTGTGCTAATGATAAAATATCTCTAGACGCTCCAGATAATGACGCACACCCACCTGCAGAATCTGTATATCCACATCCTAATATTAACAGAATTTTTTCTAATACATCTTTAAGAATTTCCCCATGGGGTATTGGTTGTTGTGCATCATCACCACCTAATAATACTTCACCTTCTGTGTTTAAAACAATTTCTGTTTTTGCGTCTATAACTGCAATATCATTTTTAGCACTTAAAATAATTCTATCTGCTGCTCCTAATAATTGCGGTCCTGTAAAATTTCTAGTACCGGTCAAAGTTTTTGTAAGAGTAAAAGGAACTGTTTGTGTGCTTGTTAAATATATAGAAGATCCGTCTGTGTCGATGTTTTCTGTTATGAAATTTTCAGTATTATCTGCAGGTCGTTTATTTGATATAATAGTAATTGGGTCATTAACATTTTCCCCACGCCAAAGCGGTTGTATGCTATAATAATTTTCTGCATTTTTCGAAGTACTACCAAGACGAATACTACTACCAAACCGACTTTCTATAATAGTATCTCCTTCATACGGCTGTAGTTTTGAAATTTTGTTAGTTTTATCATATGTTTTACCAGCTGGAGTATTATTAATTGTTTCTTGACTAAGTTTATCATAATGTTCATTTGACATTCCTATAACACCATTATATGATATGCTTGATAATATATCTATAGATGATAAATAATATGCCATTGGCAATGATTTATTAACATCTGGATTATAAGGTCCATATACTACTAAAACTAGTTCTCCTTTTAAAGGAATTTGTTTGTTGTTATTATTAGCTGGAATAGCTTCAAAGGTATCTCGATCGACATATTTATTAACCGATTTTAGCTTTAGTTTATGTATTTTTGATTTATAAGTATTAGTTGTATCAATAACTTCTGCAATATCAAATTTAAAAAAACTTTCATTCATCGGAATCCTTTTCTAATTTACTTTTAACTTGCGTTACACGATTCTCAATTGAATTTTTATCTTGTTGCTGCAATGTTTCTAATTCGTCTTCTAGTTCATGTGTTAATGTTGATTCTGCCATGCGTATTAATTGTTGTTTTTCATCATCAGACAGCAATGAGTCAGCACCTGATATAGTTTGGGTGGTAGAAATATAACGCTGAACGATTGCAGTTAGTTTTACGATGTGATCATCATTTTTAATTGACACATCTAGAATATCTTTTATAAGTGGCATAACAACTGTTGCGTCCGATGCATTTCTAATTAAAGGTTGTAAGGATGCGATAAGTTGATTCATTTGTCTATCTTTCTTTTTTGAATTGTGATAGACTTCGGACATTAAATCAGAAAATGTAGTTCCTTTAAATAATTCATCACTCTTGTCCATATGCCATTCCTTTAATAATAAATATTAAAACGGCAATTTTATGAAATTTTGTTGTTCATATTCACGAAATTTTTCTTCATACAAACGTTTTAAAACTTTGATAACGCGTGTAATATTTGTAGTTTCTAAACCAGTACGTTCTCGGATAAATATGTAAAGTGCTTTTTTATTAAAGTTTTCAATGTTTTCTCGTGTTTCAAAAATATGTAGTATAGAATCTGCTACATGTATATCAGTTGGATTTGAAAATATATAATTTAAATTATCATAACAATATTCAACATATGCATTCATAAAATATTCTAATGTTTCTTGCATATCATTGTTATGCAATTCCGTTATAATATTGCGTTGTTCGTCTATGTTTATTTCTTGTGCTCCAGATTTTAATTTATTATATGCTTTTTGATTTTCTGCAATTAAATAATTAAAAGAAGTTCTTGTATAATAAGAATATGCCTTTCCGTTTTCCGGATTAAATTTATCCAATCGAGCTGTTAGGTATGTTACTAAATCAGTTTGTAAATCTAGAAATGTAGAATCAATATACGTGGGTTTTACTTTGTTAATTAAGTTTTCTGCAAGTTTTAAAAATGCAGGATATATAAATCTTCTATATACCTTTTCCCTGGTTGCAGTAGATTCTGTTTTGTTATATGCAGATATTGCAATGTCTGTTATTCTAGTAAAATAATTATTTTGTTTCTTCTTCCGTGGCATCAAATTCCTCTTTTAATTCTTGTA